ACGGAGATGGCCGGCGCCGGCGTGCGAGCGACCGAAGCCTCGATCATCATGTTCGCCCGGATCACGGCCGTGACCTTGTTCACGTCGATGGTCTGGCCGACGAACTGGGGCAGCCCGGCCCCATAGGACGGCTCCCAGATATAATCGCCGGGGTTCGTCATCAGGCGGCGCAGGACGCGTAACTGGCTGCGGGTCAGGCCGGATGCCGTCAGAAGATCGGCATTCGCGGCTACCGCCAGATCGCTCTTCCAGAGGTGATAGATATCGACCGAGCTCGACGACATCAGGCGGCCGTCACGGTGGGGCTACCGGCGATGATGACGGCGCCGCATCCGGCCGTGTCACCCACCCGCACGAGTCCGTGTCCGCCGTTCTTCACCGCCGAACTCGACGTGAGCGCGGTCACGCCGTGGCCGTGAATCGGGCACGAGTGCTGATCACCCGCCCGCGCGACACCTTTGCCATCGGCATTGACGTTGCTCGACGCTGAAATGATCGTGCCGCCGTGGCTGCTGGTATCGCCAAGACGCGCGACTGCTGGCATGGTCCGGATCCTCAGTTGAGGGCGATCGCTGGCGCCGACATCGTGATCTCGCTCGAGGCGGTCACGGCGACTTTGCCGCTCGACGTCAGGGCGACATCCCCGGTCGAGGTGACAGTCGTCTTGCCGGTCACCGTGGCCGAGAGATCCCCGCCGACGGTGGCCGTCAGATTCTGGTGGGAGATCACCTCGACCGAACCGTCGTTGTGAAATTTCAGCAGCGACCCGGACTGATGAACGAGCCAGAACTCGCCGGCCGGACAGCCGGTCGGGGCCGCGTGATCCAAGTCGAAGACGCCGCCGATGATCACGCCGGAATCGACGTCATCCTCCTGGAAGATCACCTTCACCTGGGTGCCTGGCAGCGGCGGCGTGAGGAAACCCCAGCCGGCGCCGACGGCGGCCGATCGGATCGGAAGCCAGTTCGTGAGCTTTCCTTCCGGCATCAGCATGACGCGTGCGGCGTATCGATTTGGATCGTAGGTGTCGACGATACCAATCCGCGCCCCGCGACCGGCGAACGCGGCATCGATCTCACGCCGGACCCAGTTCGCGAAATCGGCGCTCATGGCGTGACCTCAGAATAGGTCGAATGGTTCTTGACGCGGAATCGCATGCCGTAGCCTGAACCGAAGCCGATCTCGCGCTCGATCCGATCCAGGAAATAGGTCTGATCCCAATCCGTTCCGGTCCCGATGACCTGCATCACCGACTGCATAGTCAAGAGGCTGTCACCTGGGAGTGTCCCCTCGACGATCCGCTCGTGGCGGCTGAGGTCGAGGAGCCGCTTGTTCGCTTCGGCCTGCGCCTGACCCTGCGTCAGGTTCGGCAGGTTGAAGACATAGGTCTGCGCGCCAGCCTTTCGCCCCGAGCGGCCGGAGCGGAGTGCGTTCGTCGACCGCGCCTCGGCCTTGACCGACTTTCCGGTCTCCCGGCTATGGCTCAGCACCGTCACGACGATGTCGCGCGCGATCGTCAGTGCCCGGCTGAATTGCAAGCTCGTCGCGTTGCAGCTGGGTAGGCCGCCCGCCGGCGCCGGCACCCACTGGATGAGATACGGCGGTGTGCTCGATAGGTCCGGCGCCGGTCCGAAGTAGAGCGTGTTGCCCTGCACCAAGACCTGGAACCCCTCGCGCTGGCCGAGCGCGGTCAGAAAGTCCCACTCGGTTTCCTCGCGCGTCAGGCGGCTCCCCTCGTCATCGTAATAGACGCCGACCGGGGTGCTCGTGTCGGTGACATTCGGCGTGAGACCCTGCTCCGTCGCCAGTTTGGTCGCAATCTGGCTGGCCGTCAGCTGCGGGTATTTGTCGGTCGTCTTGGTATCGATGAACTTCGACGAATAGTCCCGGCCGGTGACCGTCACGGTGCCACGGATCGAATCCACATTGACTTCGTCGGCCAGGCCGATGAGCAAGTTCGTCGGTGACAGCAGCGCGCCAGAGGACTGGTCGAGAAAGGCAACCGAGAGGCTGACCTCGATATCCGTCTCTGTGCTCCAATAGGCCCAATCGCTTGTGCTGGGCTGGCCGTAAAGCGGGAGCGAGAGCCGGAAGGTGTCACTCTGGTAGTGGCTGTTGTTGATGACCGAGAAGTCGGTGAAGCGGTCGAGTGCCGTTCCGTTCAGGGTGACGACGCCCCGCGGTGCGCGGAGCGCGGATGATGAGGTCGGGTTATTGACCGCCAAGGATGCCGCCGTTGCCGCCTGTCGGGTCCGGGGACGGGATCGTGAGCGTGGTCAAGCCCGTGATCATCGGATCCAGCAGGCCATTGGCTGCCGCGATCCTGTTCCACTGTGTGGCGTCTCCATACTCCTCGAGCGCGACGCGGTAGAGCGTCGTGCCGCTCACGGTCCGGGTTTTCATGTGCCGAGGAAATCCAGATTTGCCGACATGCGCGTCAGCGAATTGTCGATCACGTTGAGGCTCGGCAACTGGCTCGTGAACGAAGCAACGCTCGTGAGTTGCGCCGCACCGACCGGCCCCGACTGCCCTGGGACGAGGCCGCCGAGCGTCGTGAAGCTGGAAAGCGCGAGATTGGCCGCGCCGGTTGCGCTTCTGACCAAGCCCTGGGCGCTCGCGATGCTGCCCTGTAGACCCGACACGGCTGAGGCGGACAGCCCGACCAACGAACCGATTTGACCTATCCCCGTCTGGATAAGGCCGAGAGCCGCGCTGATTGGAGCGTTTGCCAGCGCCGCGGCCTCGGAAATGGCCGTCGACAGGTCCGTCGCGAACAAGACGTCGATGCTGTAGTCCTCGTCGATCGCCTGCGGCGTCGTGAGATCCTGCAGAACCGTCAGCGTGATCTTGAACGGCACCAGGTTGATCTGCTCGTAACTCGCCTCGAAGTTCGAGACGATGACCGAGTAGAGGAACTCGCCCCAGCTGAGGATGACCGATTGGCCGGCGATTCGGAGCGCATCCAGCGCCCTGGCGCGCGGCACGGCATCGTCGCTCAGGAACTTCGCCGACCAGGAAATCTCCTGATCGTCCCGCCCCATCGCGTCGATGACGCGCGCGCCCCCCGGCAACTTGTGGATATTCAGCTGGTGCGCGCCGCCGAACGGGATCGCCTCCGGGACCTCGAAGCCCCGGAAGATCACCGCATCGAGCTGGACGTGCGTGGTCAGGAAGGCGGGCATCGAAACGCTCTCCGGACAATAATGATAGCGCTTTCCGCTATCGATTGCGCTTGCGTGTGATATCGTATTTCGATATCATCATTCCATGAACAGCAAGCACCATAAGACGCTCGACGCGATCTTCAGCCGGCCGACCCGGGCCGATATCCGTTGGTCGGATATCGAGGCCTTGGTGATCGGCTGCGGCGGCTACGTCCAGGAAAGGGCTGGAAGTCGGGTCGCCATGACGTTGAATGGTGTGCGCGCCAGCTTTCACCGACCGCATCCGAAGCCGACCACCAAGAAAGGCGCCGTGGATGCGGTCCGACTGTTCCTCACTAACGCGGGAGTGAAGCCATGACCATGGAATACAAGGGCTACACGGCCGGCCCAATCGATTTCGACCCCGAGGACGAGACGTTCTCCGGCGTCGTTCTCGGCCTCAAGGATGTCATCCACTTCGAAGGATCGAATGCGGCGGATCTGCGCGCCTCTTTCCAGGGTGGTATCGACGATTATCTGGCGCAGTGCGCCGAGCGTGGCGAGGAGCCGGATCGGCCGTTCAACGGCAAGATCCTGGTCCGCACCGCGCCGGAATTGCATCGGAAGGCGGCGACCCGCGCGGCAGCGGAGGGATCAAGCCTCAGCCAGTGGATCGCCCACCTCATCGAGGCCGCTTAGGGTCAGCGGACCGGGCTGTAGCTCAAGGTGCTGTCGAACCCGGCCATGCCGGTACGCGGGCCGTTCAGCGTGCGTGCGGCGTTGTCGAGGATCAATTGCCCTGCCGTGCGCCCGTCGAGTTGGACGGTAGCGCCATTGAGCTGGTCGCCGAGCGTCCTGACCGCTCCGATGAGCTCATCCATCTTCCCGTCGGAGCTCGATCCAGGATCGCTGCTCGATCCGCTGGTCGCCGAACTGTCATCGCCGCTCGCGTCGAAGCGCGAGCCGCGCGCCATGCGTGCGCCGGCCATTGGCGACGTGTTGCTGGTCGCTCCGTTGCGATCGATCGGCGCCAGGCCAAACCAGCCCCGGATGTCGTTCTTCACTGGATCGAGCAAGCCATTGATGAACGAATCGCCGGCGCCGTCCTTGCGGTATTTCGGGCTCACGAAGTCGTCGACCCCGGCCGTGGTGCCTTTGGCTTGTGCGCCCAACGCAAGTAGCCCAGCGATCGTACTGATTGCCGTGACCACGGCTCCAAGCCCGGCAGCCGCAGCAGCACCGCCAGCAAATGGTGCCGCCGAGCTTGCCAGGGTTGAGATCCCCGCGGCCAAGAGCGGCAAACCGGCCTTCAGTACCATGAACGAGCCGACCGCGGTCGCGAGCGAGCCGATACCAACGGCCATGACCCCAAGACCTGCGCCGATCGCAACGACGGTCGTTGCCATGGTCGGGTTGTCCTTGACCACTTCGGTTACCGACCGGATTGCCTCGGCGAGGCCCTTCAGCGCGGGGATCACGATCGGGATGATGTCGATGCCGAGCTCGGTGTAGAGGTCCTTCCATGCGGCCTTGGCAGCTTCCTCGGCGCCCTGCGGCGTGCCGAGGGCGGTCTTGTGGAGATCGTCGAGGCCCATGGCGCCCTCGTTGATCCCCATGTTCTTCCTGACCTTGTCTATCTGCTGGAACAAAAGGCTGTACATTGCGGCAGCCGTGCGGTTCGTGAAGAGCGTCCCGAGCTCGTTCACGATCGCCTTGTCATCGGTGATGCCGTGCGCCTTGAAGGCGGGCAGCAGGATGTTCTGCAGGAATTTCAGCGGATCGGAGCCGACCAGGTCGCCGCCCGCCACCGCACCGGGATGGATTGCCAGCAGCTTGCCGGTCGAGCTGAACTCGACGTTCTTCTCGTTGAACGGGTTCTTCCCGAACAGAGCCTCATTCTGCTCCGCCGTGTTGCCGCCAAAATCGGCTGTGCCGCCGGAGAGCAGCCCGAGCCGCTTCAGTTCGTTCATCGTGCGTTGGGTGGTGCGGCCCTGCCCGAGGTTCTGGTAGGCACTCATCAGGCCGGTGCCGGCGCGCTGGCCGCCCATTTCCTGGATCAGCGGCTCCATCTGGTAATAGAAGGTCTTGTCGTCCTGCAGACGGCCGGCGACGCCCGCCGTCTTGAGGAATGCCAAATAGTCGGACGGCAGCACATTGCCGCTCGTGCCCGAGATGACGTGCTGCGCCAGGTCGGCCTGGGTGCGCATCTCCTCCGCAGACCGGAAGCCGCCGCGCATTTCGATGACCTTGCCCAAGGCTGCGGCCTGAGCCGGATCGAACTTGTTTCGGCCGGTGAACACGGCCGCGTTTGCGAATTCCATATCGGCGATCAGCGGCGCGATAGCCTTCGCCTCGTCATAGTTGCCCATGGCGGTATGGAGCGCGGCGAGCGTCCGCATCATATCGGTCGAGGATACCCCGATTCCGTGCACGCCGCGGGCAAACTTGTCCGCATCGGCGTTGACGACGTCGCCGAGGTTCAGCGCCTTGAAGGTGGCGAACGTCTGCTCGTATTCCTTGCCAGCTTCGTAAAAGTCGTGGATGGCGCCGAGTGTCTCCTTGCCGGCATGCTCGATGCCATAGCCGGCGTCGGACAGCGCAAAGCCGCCGAACATGCCGCCGTACCCGCCGCCGCCGAAACCGCCCCCACCAGCACCGCCGCCGGCTGCCGCCGCTCCAGATCGCGACGCGTTGAGGCTCGGACCGATCCCGCGGCCACCGCCGGCACCCGCCAGCGCAACACTGCCGCCGCCCCCGCCTCCCGGCGGGATAATGCCAGCGGCCGCCCGAGCGGCGAGCGCGCCTGGCGTGGCGCTGCCACCGATGGTGACCATCTCGCGCGGCCCGATCGAAGCGAGCGATCTGGTGGCCGGAAGCGGTGCGATAATCGGTGGCTGCGGGGGCAGCACCTGCGGCAACGGCATGATCTTCGGCCCGGCCGCCGCCTTCCCGCCGTCAATGACGGTGAACTGGGGGCGATTGACATTCGCCGCCTGATCGAACTGCTTTGCGAATGCGTCGGCCGCGGCCCGGCCGGTCGCGTTGCCCCAGGCGCGCGCAGCGCGCTCCGATGCGCTCTGGCTCCGGCTGAAGGCTTCCGACCAGCCGTTCGCAGCGCCGCCCTGAGCCTGCTTCATGGCGCGCGTGACGCGGCCAATGTTGCGCTCGATGTCCTGCGCGAAGGTCTTCGACATCGATTCGGCTGCATTCGCCTGCGACTTACCCAAGCCACCCAGCGCCTGTTCGGCTGCCTTGGCGAGCTTGTTGATCTTCATCAGATCGCGTGCCATCGCCGCGAATTCCGCTGCGCCCTGGTACTTGTAGGCGATCGAGATGCCGATTTTGTACGCTTCGACCATCTCGCCTCCTTCTTGGCGCCCTCTATGGCGTGGATTAGTGTCAGACCGTTTTCATCTGGAGGTCGAAATGCGTTTAGCACTTTCCATTATAGTAGCGACCACCACGTTCGCGTGCCTTTCAGCGTCCGCTGCCGATCACGAAGCGGATGCTGAAGCCATCGCGGCCGTCATGCAGAAGGAAATCGCCCGCGTTCAAGCAATTCAGCCCTCGCGCCTCGCGATCCATGCGCCTGCAGAAATCTGCGAATCAGAAGATGGTCTGCACGAGGCCATGGTCGCCACGCTCCAGAGGGACGCCGCGCATCTGATGGCTATCCCCGGATGCTACAGCCTCGGCAAAGGCACGAGGGTCGCAGTCCTTGACTTCCCGAACCCGCTGACAGCCCACATCAGAATGATCTTGCCGCCAGGCTCCCAGTCACCCTTGCAGGGCAGCGAATACTACATGCTGCCGGCGAGCATCGATGATATCGGCAACATTCCACCGTCTCTTCTGATTGGTGGCGGGGCGAAGGCGAAGAAGTAGAGCTTGCGCTCTATTCGATGATCCCCTTAACGACCGCCTGCCCCAGCATCCTCGTGACGCGATCGCCCTCCTCGACGGCCGCGGCGCCGAGGACTGACCTGGGCGGTATGCTTCGGGTTCCAAGCTCCTGCCAGAGCAGGATGTCCGAATTGGAGCCGACGACCGCCTGACTGCCTTCGCTGTTCCGCTCGATGCTGTCGCGCGTCTCGCCGCTGCGCAGCAACGCGTCGGCCGGCGGGTAGCCGAGCCGGGCGCGCTCCTCTTGGGTGCTGTCGGCCAAAGGCGCCCACGCGACGAATGGGCCGGCCGCCGGCTGCTCCGGCACGCCGATTCGATCTTTTGCCGCCTGCTGGACGACCGCAGCAGCCTTGTCGAGTGTCTTCTGTGCGTGCGCCGCGCCGCGCCCATGCATGCGCGCAAGGTGCGGTAGGAAGGCGTCAATGCTGTTGAACGATCGCATCATCGCCTCCGTTTCGGCGGATCGGGCTTTCGCTCGCGCCACGCCATCTTCTTCCAGTCGAACTTACCGCCTTCGAATTGACCTAAGATCACGCCCCAGGCGAGACGCTGGGCTTCGTCCAAGCTAAAGGCGACGTCGAAGGGAACCCCGTTCTTTACCAGCCACAGGCACTCAATGAGCGCGGGGTCGGCGGCTAGTTTTTTGCGGTGCCGGCGACCTCATCCTCGTCGACCACGCCGAAGTAGCTTTTGACCGCCGCGCCGACGGCATTCAGCCCCTCATCGCCCAAGCGCGAAACCATTGCCTCGAGTTGGCGCTCGGTGATGGGGGGCGCAACCGGCTCGCCATCGATCTCCGTGACCGATGCAGCCAGAGCTGCATAGCCCATGTAGACCTCGTTGGCCGACAACTGGCCGCCGAGCGCCTTGAACAGGCGCATGCGATCGAGCGGCGAGAGCTTCTTGACGCCGATCGACCGGCCGCGCTCATCCTTGGTGCGCACGATGCCATTGGCGTCGGCAACGAACTGCTGGGTCGGCGTCGTGGAGGCGGCCGCCGCTGCAGGAGCGCCAGGGCCCTCGTCTGCTTCTGCCGTGATACCGGTCGCGCCGACCAATTCCATCTCCGTCATCACGCCACCTTCTTTCGGAAGCTCGCCCGCCACGAGACCGTCTGGGTGAGAATGTCGTCACCCTTGGCATCGCCTGCGTTTTCGAACCTCATGGCCACGCCCTCGAAGCGGTACTGCGAGAGGATGCCGTTGACCTCGGTGATGGTCTCCGAGATGGTAAAGGACCACAGCGAATTGCCGTTGAAGAAGTCGAGTTCCATCTCGGCGAACAGGTCGTCGAGCACGGAATTGCCTCGATCGATCTCAAACGTTCCTTCCCAGCCGGCGGGCTGGCTGCCGAAGCGAGGGACGCCGTCGAGCGCCGTCGAGGTGTGCTCCTTGGTGAGCTGGGACTTCTTGAACTCGGTCACGATCTGCGGGTCGACCAGGCCGTTCGGCCCGTTGATCACGAGCGTGACGTCGGCGCCGACGTTGTAGCCGCCCTGGCCAGTGTTCACGGGCATGGGATGCGCTCCAGTTGGGTGATGAGGCGATGGTTAAAGCGGAGGGCTTACGACTGCTGGCCGACCCGCGTCACGGTGACGGATTGGCCGCCCTCGAGGTTGACGATGAAGAACTCGACGACCGACAGATACGTGACGCGCACGTCCGCCTGCATGTAGCCGAGGGCCACGCGCGGCTGCGGATTGTTGCTATCGTCGAGCGTGACCTGGAAGGCCGGCGAGCCGTCCGCCGTGCCGATCTGCCCTTGAGCTTGCATGGCGGCGAGGAAGGATTCGATCGAACCCTTCGCCTGAAGGCGCAGGCTCTGCGTTTGCAGCTTGCCGACGAACTGGCCCATCGCCGAATTGAGCGTGGTGGCCAGATAGTTGGTCAGGCGGGTGTAATTGTCGCCATGGACCAGCGCATTCGAGGACGAGTTCCGGCCGAACCGGACGCCAAACTGCGCGCCGGCCGGGATGGGGTTGGTGATGACGTCGAGACCACCCTGCCCGATCACCTGGAGCTCGGCGTCGCTATAGGGCGCGCCGGTCTGGCTGCGCTGGGTCCCCACCACGCCGAAGACCTGCTTATTGAGCGCCGAGTTCTGCGGGGCGAGGTTCGCGAGCAGACCGGCGACGAAGGCCTGCGGCGAGACGAGCCGGATCACGCCGTTTACGGCATCGGACCAATAGACCCAGTCGCCCAGCATCAGCTTGAACCAGGCGCTGTCGATGCCTGCCGCCTGTTTGTTCGCGACGGCCGTCGAGGGCGTGTCCGAGAAGGGGCCCGTGCCGACGACGTAGGTCTCTTCCTGCTGGGCGAAGGCGACCTGGGAAGTCCACTGGGTGCTGTCGTCGGCGTCCGCGAGCATGACGACACCCGTACCGGCGTTCCGCAGGGCATACATGCCCTTGCGCGGCGTGGTGTCGACGCCGACCAGTGTGGCGGCCGTAATGGTCGTGACACCGTCGGTGCCCCCGGAGAGCGTGGAACTCCCGAGCGTCGGGACGCTCACGGACGTGCCGGCCGTGGCCCTCACCAACTGGGACGGACCGCGCTGGGCGGTCTGGCCGAAGTTGATGGCGTTCGCCATGTTGACCCACAGCTGCGCGCCGGCGCCCCCGATGTTATCGAAGGTCTCCGGCTGCAGGCCGGGCATGCTGACGACCGCCTTATAGGTCGGGGTGGATGGCGTGCTGCTGCTGCCGGCTGAGAGCGTGAACTGCGCGGCGTTGCCCAGGGAGCCGGTGTATTTCGAGGCGATCGTGATCTGGGCGGTGGCTGCGGCGCCTCCGGCCAGCGTCGCGCCCGAGGCGGTGGCGCCGGTGACGTTGGTCGCGAGCGTGAAGCTGTTGCCCGCAATGCCGACCTGTCCGTAGGTGACGGTCAGCACGGTCGCGTTCGCCGCGTAGGTGCACTTGGACAGGTTGGCGTCGGCCGAGCCGGCCAAGAAGCCTTGCAGGGCCGTGAGGGTCGCGGAGAGGCTACCACCGATGTTCACCTGGTTGCCGCTCGCGCCAGAGGCGACGAAGGTGACTACCGTGCCGCCGATCGTGATCGTCGAGGCGGCCACCGGGTTGGCGGTGAAGGTGACGGTGCCCGATGCCTGCGACCCGCTGACGCCGCCGATCGCGACCTGTGCGGCTGTGTCGGTCCCGTCCGTGACGCGAACGCCCAGCATGTTGTTCGCGCCCTGCTGCGTCGCGATCGCGGCGGCAGTGCCCATATCGTACTTGCGGTTCTGGACGGGTCCGAACAGCTGCGCGTACTGGGACATGCTCCCGAACACGGTGGGAATGCCGACCGGCCCCCACGGGGCGGTGCCGACGATGCCAAGCACGTTGGTCGGCACACCGTTGAGCGTCGAGATGTCCGGCGACAGGATCTGGATGTAGGCGTCCGGCACGACGAGCGCGGTCGTGTTCAGCTGGCCGGCGAGGCTGATGGGCATGACGGGGTCTCCCAGAAATGCAAAAGCCCCGCTCGAATGGCGGGGCTTGCGGTCTCAGGCGGTCGAGGTTGCGGCCGGGGTCGGCGGCCTCAGGAAACGATCGTGATCGGGCTGCTGATGACGGCGTCTGTCGTGAAGTCGGAGACGACCGTGGTCGACATGACGGGAGCCACCACCTCGTAGGACCGGGTCATGAGGTAGGTGCTATATTCGACCGCAGTGATCAGGTCGCGGCGATAGATCAGCGCCTTCTCGGCGCTGTCGGAATCGATACTTCGGACGAAAGCGCTGTGCGCGATGCTGCCGTCCTGCAGGGGCACGCGCTTGGCGAACCGCATCATCGGCTCGATCGTGCTTCCGACCAGATCACGAAGGGCCGGGGTCGGCGCCCACACGGTGATACGGAAGCCCTGCTTCGTCTGGCCGACGTTCGTCCCGGTCATGCCGGAGACGCCGACGCGCCCCACCATGTGCCGCGCACCTGGAATGGTGACCGTCGACCAGCTCGCGGTTGCGGGCTGCGACACCGAGACGAGCGCAGCCAGTCCGGCGGCGATGCTGTCGAGCGTGTCGCCGGCCTGAACGGCATAGATGAACGCCTGGTCGTCGATTATGAGGCCGACGTTCTGCGGAACCGCGATCGTTCCGGCGATCGTCGCCGTCGTGCCGCTGATCGCGACCGACAGGGTCGCCGTGTCAACCTCGAAGACCCGGTCGATCATCGGAAAGCGGGTGGTGTTCTTGCCGTCCTGCTGCGGGAACACGGAGACGTTCACGATGCCGGTACGGATGTCCTTGTCGAGCTTGTCGCGCTCCGGCCAGCCGCCGTAGATCCGGCAGCAGGCGCCGACGGCTGGCGAAGCTGGGTTGGTGCCGGACGGCACACCCTGCGGATAGAGGGTAGCGCCGATCAGCGCTGCGAGCGCCTCGCGGACGTCCGAGCTATCCGCCATCTCAGGCTTGCCCGGACATCGCCGTGATGCGCCAGCCGAGGTCGGTCAGTTCGGCGCTCGAGACAACGAACCTGCGGCCGAGGTCATCGCGGATGATGAAGGAGCTGTCGATGACGATGCCGTCAAACACGGGCAGCAGGATCGACCACCACGGGTTCCGGATCCCATCAGGCAGGCTCGTGTCGCTCTTCTCGCCCTTGGTGCCCTGCAGGATGGAGGCCGGCCATTGCCCCATGATGATGGTCTCTTGGGCCGCCGTATCGCCGCCATATGTCGGGATGTAGCCCGCGCTCGACTGCTGATAGGGCACCAAGACGTCGACCGTCCGAGGCGCCTCGACCACCATGATTGGGGCTAGGTGCTGCTGGGCAGCGATATAGTAGGTGCCACCTTCGCCGCCCGCGTCCGACAGGATGTCCATCGGCTGCGTTCGCGTCGCGTCAAAATACGCGTACCAGAGCGGGTTGCCGTACTTGTTAAACGTGGTGAAGGCCGCGTTCGCCCCCAGCAATACCGGGAGACGCTGGACCAGCGGAACATGGTTGAGCGGGTTGAAAGCGTCGATCGCTCGCAGCACGTCGAAGTGGCGCCCGGCCTTGGCCGCGCCGCGGGCCTGTCTCCGGTAGATGAGGCTCTGCAGGCGCTCGCCGTCCATCAGATGCGCTCGACCTGGATCGCGCCGCCGCACCACACATGGAAGTTGGCGCACACCTGTGCGGCCTCCTCGGCGGTCGCGCCGGCGTGGAGTGCGCCGTAGGCCATCTCTCGTCCCGCGCCCTGCGCAGCATAGGCACAATCGATCGCGAATACCGAAGTGCCCTCGACCTTCCAAATCGTGCCGTCGGCTCCGAGGAGCAGCCCTATCGGCATGTCGTCACTCGTCGCGCGCTTTCCGGACGCCTTCGCGCCCCGCGGCGCTCGCAAGCAGCCGCTCAAGATCGGAATTCGGGCCGACATCCTGGCGCTGTGGCCCGAGGCCTCCCCTCACGACCTCGATCGCGCCCTCATGGATTACACGAGCGGCTTCAAATACCTGGTCAACCTGACCGAGGGAGCAGCCCGCATCGACCTCTCGGGCCACGCCGCCGGCGCCGTGACCGCCGATGAGGCGAAACACGCGGCCGCGCGCCGCGCCAAGCTCAACCGCGCAGCCGACGCACGCCGTAATCGCCGCCACCGCCAGGCCATCGAGGCCGACCCGATCGCCTCCATCATCGACTTCGCAGAGGACGACGCAGCATGACCGACTACACGAACCGTGTCCTGCGCCACAGGACGACCGGGCAGGTCGCCGTCGTTTCCGGCCAGTCCTGGAACATCCTGGGTCAGATGGTCCTGCGCCTCAAGCATGGGGACGGCACGCCGGAGCGCATCACGCTGGCTGCGGTCGAAGAGGCCTACCAGTGGCTGGATGGCGTCACGGTCGTGACGCCCGACCTGGGCCCGAACGTGGTCCGCCTCGTTCCGCGAGAGCGCGCCGCTGCGTCGGCGCCGCACGACGGGGGCTCGGCGGCATGAGCTCCTCCAAGCCCATTGACCACGTGCCCGACTGGAAGCGCCGCGAGGGCCAATTGCGCGGGGCCCGGAAGTGCCGCGGCGTGCGCCGGAGCGAGGCGTCCAAGCAGTTGGCCGAGGAAGCCTTGGCGCTGCCGAAGATCACCATCGCCGATGGGAGTGAGCAGCCGTGACCGCCATCCCCGCCCGCATCGCGCGGCGCCGCCGGGCTCGCCTCGTCAAGGAATGGGCGGTGCCCCTCCTCATGCTCGCCGCCGTCGTCGGCGCCCTTATCCTCCATGGAGCGAAGTTCCAGCCATGACCGACGTTTTCATCCGCGCCTCTAGCCTGTCCGGCTATGCCGATTGTCCGCGGCGCGCCGCGGCCAAGATCTTCGCCGCCGCCGTCAAGGAAATGGGATTCGAGCTTCGGCAAATCCCGTCGAGTATCGGCGCCAGCATCGGAACCGCCGTGCATACCGGCATGGCAACCACGCTCATGCACAAGGCCGAGACGGGCGAACTTGCGCCCGAGGATGCCACGACGGACGAGGTGATCGCTTCGCTGCGCGATCGTGCCGCCGAGGGGGTCTTATTCGACCGAGAAACGCCGGAGCTCAACACGGCCGAGCAACAGGCGCTCCGGATGACCCGCGTCTATCGTTCGACGGTCGCCCCGCAAATCGAACCGATCTTGGTCGAGCGCCGCCTCGAGGCTGAGGTCAAGCCCGGGCTTATCCTCACCGGGCAGTCCGACGTCATTGCCCGCGAGCCCGGCAAGGTCCGAGATCTCAAGACCGGCAACAAGATGGGCAACCACGCGCCCCAAATCGGCGCCTACTCGCTCCTCGCTCGGTCGACCGGCGTGGAGATCAATGCCGCGTGCATCGACTTCGTCCAGCGCGTCTCGATGAAGAAGCCACAACCGGACGCGATCTCATCGCCGGTCGAAGTGATCCGAGCCGAGACGGCAGCCATCAACGTCATTCGGCGAATGGATCACGACCTGCAGGTTTTCACTGCTGGCGACCACGAGCAGGGCCTGGCCGCCGGTGACCCGTGGGCGTTCCTTGCGAACCCATCGAGCATGCTCTGTTCGGCCAAATGGTGCCCGGCACACGGCACCCCCTTCTGCACTGAACACGCGAAGATCGAAGAGGAGACCGTCTGATGTCGGCCGCTGTCCGCCCTGCTTTGCCGTCCGCCCGCACGCCCAGCGTGCCCGAGAGCTCGCTCCCGAATGTCGGTGTCGGTTTCAGCACACTCCAGTCCTTCGAGTTCACCCAGCGAGCGGCGAAGGCCTTCGCGAACTCGACGCTCGTTCCAGAGGCATTCCGGTCTGTCATCCCGAACAAGCGCAACAAGGACGAGTACATCGACAATCCGAATGCGCTCCCGAACTGCATCATCGCGCTCAACATGGCGACGCGCATGGGCGCCGACCCGCTGATGGTGATGCAGAACCTCTATGTGGTGGAGGGCCGGCCGTCCTGGTCTTCGCAGTTCATCATCTCGGCCATCAACTCGTGCGGCCGCTTCTCGCCTCTCCGGTTCGACCTGTCCGAACCGGGCGAGGAACAGGAGGTCGAATTCGAGACCTATCGGTGGGAGAACCGGCAGAAGGTCACCTACACCGCCAAGACGAAAATCCGACCGCGCACCTGCCGCGCCTGGGCGATCGAGAAGGCGACCGGCGAACGGCTCGACGGCCCCGAGGTTTCGATGCAGATGGCCCTCGAGGAGGGCTGGCTCCAGAAGAACGGCTCGAAGTGGCGCACGATGCCAGAGGTCATGCTGCGCTACCGCTGCGCCGCCTTCTTCGGGAAGCTCTATGCCCCCGAGCTCCTGATGGGGATGACCACCGTCGAGGAAGCGCACGACATCATCGATGCGAGCCCAGGCGCAGACGGTAATTTCGAGGTCAAGGGCGCATCGGCCATTGTCGATGAAGGCTCCTCGGCCGGCCCGACCATCGATGGGCAGGCCGAGACCGTCGACGACGATGGCGTGATCCACACGAACTCGACGGCCGGCGCCGGCGATGCTCCGGAGACGGGCTCCGCGACCAAGCCCGACGAGAGCGCATCCGAAAAGACCGAAGCATCCAAGGACGAGGCGCCCAGCGGCAAAGCTGAAGCTTCGGAGCCCGACGGCCGCCCGGCCCCGCCCGACCTCTTCGGTGAGGAGTAATCCCCCATGCGTGCGCAGATCCGCAACCACCGTGGCGTGGCCACGGCCGACCTCGACATCGACGGCGTGGTGCTCATCGCCGGCGACAACAATCAAGGCAAGAGCAGCACGCTCAGCGCCTTGGCGGCCGCGGCGACCGGCCGGGGCCTGCCGGAGGGTATGACGAAGGGCGCAGCCGGCCAGCTGGTGCGCGCCGGTGCCGACGACGGCTTCGTCGCGCTCTCGACCGACGCCGGCAAGATGTCGATCCCGTTCCCGTCGCTGGAAGCGGTCGGCACCGGCCGGCCGCCGCGCGCATCGCTCTACGCCGCCGGCCTCGTCTCGCTGCTGGACCAGGATGACAAGGCTCGGTCCCGGGCGCTGATCGAGTTGCTGAAGGCAGAGCCTACCAAGGACGATCTGGCTCAGGCGTTCCTGGAGCGCGGGATCTGGACCGGGAAGCCGGAAGGCATGCCCGAGGAGATGGCTTGCCCGCTTATGGAGCAGGTCTGGTCGAAGATCGAGGCCACCGGATGGGACGGCGCGCACGATGCGGCCGTGAAGCGCGGCACGAAGCTGAAGGGCGCCTGGGATGACATCACCGGCAAGAAGTATGGCAGCAAGGTCGCCGACGGCTGGAGCCCGGAAGGCTGGCTGCCCGAGTATGCGACCGAGACGGTCGACGACCTGACGACGCGCCTCGCCACCGCCAAGACCGCGCTGGAAACGGCGCTGACCGGCGCGGCCGTGGACGGCGCCGAGCGCGAGCGGCGGGCCGCCTCGGCGGCGCGCGTCGAAGACCTGACCGCCCAAATCGCGGGCGCCGAAGAAGCTCTGGCCGCCGCGCAGGCTGAACTCGAGCCGGCCGAAGCCCATCGCAAGTCTCTGCCGGATGGAGCGGGTTATATCGGCATCCCGTGCCCCCATTGTCAGGGCATGGTCGTGACCAGCCGGACGACCACCGGCGCCATCGAACTGCACAAGGCGCAGAAGGACATTCCGGACGAGGAGAAGCGGCGCCAGCGGCTGGCCATCGCCGATGCCGACGGCAATCTCTCCAACATCCGTGGGCGCATCGCCACCTGCCACGCCACCCTCGGCAAGCTCCGGAGCGACCTCGGTGCGGCGCAGGCCGACGCCGAGTGGCTGGCCGCCAACCCACCGAAGGAAGGCGCAGGGGCCAATATCCCGGCGGCGCGCCAGGCTGTCTCGGATCTGGAAGCTCTCCTGCGGCTCGTCTCGACCAAGCAGCGCGCGGCCGAGCGCCACGCGGAGGTCGTCGCGAACCAGGTCGTCATCGATCTGCTGGCCCCGGGCGGATTGCGCAAGAAGAAGCTCGGCGAGGTGATCGAGGCCTTCAACACGGCCCGGCTCGCCCCGCTCTGCGCCACCGCGCGCTGGCAGTCGGTCGAGGTGCGCGAGGATCTGTCGATCACCTACGGCGGTCGGCCCTATGCGCTGCTGAGCGCGTCGGAGCAGTGGCGGGTCAAGGTCGTCGTCCAGATCGCCATGGCGAAGCTCGACGGATCCGACCTGGTGCTAATCGACGCGGCCGACATCCTGTCGAGCAAGCGCCGGAACGGCCTGATGGCCCTCCTGGCGACGATGGAGGTCCCGGTGGTGGTCGCGATGACCTACGGCACCCCCGAAAAGGTGCCCGATCTCGCCGACGCCAAGATGGGCAGGACATATTGGATCGCCGATGGCGTCGCTTCGCCCCTGGCGGCGGTCAAGCAGCAGCTGAAGAAGGCGGCCTGACCATGCCGGCGCCCCGCATCGAACGGCCGTCGCTGGCGTGGAACCGCCGAAAGCGGCCGGACATGTCGCCCGCGCACAAGGCGCTGGTGAAGCAGTTGCCGTGCCTGGTCTGCGGCCGGTCCTCCGATGACCCGCATCATCTGATGCGGACCGGCGAAGTCGTGAACGGCAAGGCGATGTCTCGCACCAGCGCCGACAAGTGGGCGCTCCCTGTGTGCCGGGACCATCATGACCAAGCCCACGACGCCGGCGACGACGAGGCTTGGTTCGCGGCTCAGGGCATCGATGCGCGGGCCGTGGCGCGCTCCCTGTGGTCCGTCACTGGCGACCTCGAGGACATGCAGAGGGTCATCTTCCGAGCTTCCCAGTTGCGGAGGGCCGAATGACGCCGGTCCAGCGCGACACCCTGCAGGTGATCAGCACCTACATCGCCGAGCACGGCTGCTCGCCCAGCTACGAGGACATCCGGATCGGGCTCGGCATCAAGTCCAAGGGGCGCGTCCATGCCATCGCCGCCGAGATGAAGCGCCGCGGACTGATCGATTTCGATCATGGTCACTCACGGAGCATCCGGATCCTGGACCCGAACGACACACCCGATCTGGTCGCGGTGAGGCTCCGGGCTCTCCATGAGGCTGCCGACATCGCCGTCCGCTTCGGCATCGATGGCGCGCGCGCCGCGGTCGCCATCCGCAAGCACGCCGACGCGCTGGGATCAGCGCCATGACCGAGATCATGCTCGTCAAGGTGCCAGGCGGCTTTCGGCCGGCCGACCCGCGCGCAGAGGACACCCTGAAGGGCATCCGGGCGGGCGAGATCGTCAAGGCCCAGGTCAGTCGGCCGCGCAATCCGCAGCAGCATAGGCTGTTCTGGGCGTTCCTCACTCTGGTCCAGCAGAACACCGACCGGTGGCCGACGCCGGAGGCGCTCCTGCAGGCGATCAAGATCCACCTCGGCCATTTCGACAGCGTCGAGATGGTCGACGGCCGGGTCGTACCGCACCCGCGCTCGATCTCCTTTGGCTCCATGCCGCAGGACGACTTCCGCCGGTTCATGAACGACGCGATCGACCTCGTCGTGACCCGGATCATCCCCGGCCTCGACCGGGCCGACCTCGAACGCGAAATCTTCGAAATGGTGGGAGCACGTTGACCATGCCCGCACACCGCCGAGCGCCGGCGAGCCAGCGCCAAATCGACATCATGCTCGAGCTCTGGCCGACCGACGCAACCATTCCCGTGATCGCCGGCCGCCTGACGGACGGCCGGACCGCGGGCGAGCCCCATTTCGACAAGAACGGGGTGAACCGCCTCCGACTGCAGCTTGGCCTGCCGAACAGGCACAAGCCGAAATACGACGACCCGAGGGGATGCGCATGGAAATCGTACGAGACCTATCCTGACGGCACCCCGCACCCTCACGCCGTCCTTCCGAATGCGAGCCCGGTCACCAGCTTTCGGGAGATCTGGAACAGCATCAACGACGCCGGTGCCTGGGAGGCCAACCCCTGGGTGGTCGCCTACAGCTTCACGGTCGCGCTCGGCAACATCGACAGCCTGCCGGTGGCAGCATGATGGCTGCCGACACCCTCACCGTCAGCCAGCGGAGCCAGCTGGCCGCGCAGCTATTCCCCAACGAGTGGGCGGCCGCAGCCAAGGGAGAAGGCCCGAACGCCAGCAATGCTCGGCGCCGGCTGAGGAAGCGCGCCGAGGCTGCGGCGGCCCTCCGGCATCAAGGCGTGCCGTGCCCGTACTGCGGCGGAGCGGCGGTCTTTCACCAGACCAGCAACCACCTCTACGGGCGCGACTACGGCCCGGTCTGGCACTGCGCCCCGTGCGGCGCCTGGGTTGGGTGCCATCCCGGCGGCAAGCCGCTCGGCCGGCTCGCGAACAAGGCGCTCCGCGACGCCAAGGTCGCCGCCCACGCCGCATTCGACCCGCTCTGGCAGGCCAAGCAGCGCCGGGACAGCTGTTCCAAGGCCAAGGCCCGCGGCGCCGGATACAAATGGCTCGCCGACCAACTCGGGATCGATCGGAAGGACTGCCACATCGGCATGTTCACGGTCGAACAGTGCTCGAAAGTCGTCGAGGTGTGCGCGGCCTTCCGCACGAAGGTGCGGACATGACCAGGACCGCCGATATCCAGGTGGCGCTGAAGCGCTACTACCATGCGCCCGAATACGCGATCTTCTTCGAGGTGATGGACGCCACCGGCGCCCGCCACAACGGCTATGCCGATGCGATCGCGATGCCGCTCTGGCCCTCGCGCGGCACCGACCTGATCGGCATGGAGATCAAGGTCAGCCGGGGCGACTGGCTTAGGGAGAAGGCGAACCCGGCCAAGGCCGAGCGCTTCGCCGCCCGGTGCGACCGCTGGTACCTCGTGACGGCGCAGCGTGTCGTGCTGATGGAAAGCGAGGTGCCCGACGGTTGGGGCTGGATGGAGCTTCACCCCGAGAAGGGCCTCGTGACCATGCGGCCGGCGCCGAAGCTCGAATCACAACCGTTGGACCGGCCGTTCTTCGCCGCCCTCTGCCGCGCCGCTCAGAACTTCAGCAAGGAGCATCTGGACGCCGCGATCGAAGAGCGTCTGGCTTCCGCGCGCCGGCAGGATGAAGCGATGCTTCAGCACCGGATCGACGAGGCCCGGGACTGTGACAAGCGCGATGCCGAGATCATGGCCAAGATCCGCGCGGCCGTGGCGGAGAACGATGCCGTGCGCTGGCTCACCGACGCGGAGATGGTGGCAGCCATGGTCGCCGTCATGAAGTCGGGCACCGCATCGACCTACAGCGGCCTGCTGAGCGCCGCGGAGAAGCTGGAGGCTGCCGCCGCCCAGATCCGCGCCTCGCACGAGAGCCTTGCGCTCCCGCCGGCGCCCCCGAAGCCGGGCCGGAGGCGGGCAGCATGACCTGGCACCTCATCATCCAGCGCGAGAACGGTCTCATCAGAGGCTCCATCCTCCGCGACCTCGCCGCCCGCACGTCTCCGCTCCTGCCCGGGCCGATCGCGAAAATCCCGCTGACCGACCACGAGCTCGAGCTCGGGCTGGAGGCGCTGACCGCTCAGTGGATGCGGACCAACGGCTATGCCCCGGTCACGCCGCCGGCACCAGCCCTGCCGGTCCCCGCGCGCCAGGGAAACCCCCGCGAACAGCGAACCCAGGAGCGAGATGAGATCCATCTCGGCACCGCCTCGGTCGGGCCGCTCCAGCTGCCGGACGGCCGCCAGGTCGAAATCGGCGACGGCCTCGTGATCCTCAGCACCTACCGCTTTGCCCAACTCGTCGAGGCCGCGCGCTTCGGCCGCCAACCCACGGACATTTGAGAGGGATCATGGGCGAAACCACCGCCATAGAATGGACCGACCACACCTTCAACCCGGTCTGGGGCTGCGTGAAGGTCTCGCCGGCTTGCGACAACTGCTATGCCGCCGCCTTCGATCATCGCCTCGGCGGCGAGCACTGGGGCGCGCACGCTCCGCTGAAGGAATTTGGCGACAAGCATTGGGCCGAGCCGCTGAAATGGGACCGTGCCGCGACCAAGGCCGGCGTGCGCCGACGCGTCTTCTGCGCCTCGATGGCCGACGTGTTCGACAATCGGTGGCCGGACGGCATCCGCGATCGCCTGTGGCGGCTAATTCTGGCTACGCCTAGCTTGGATTGGCTGCTTCTGACCAAACGCCCGCAGAACATCGCCAAGATGCTGCCACTGGATTGGCGCGCGGGCTATCCGAACGTCTGGCTCGGCACAACAGTCGAGAACCAGGAGGAAGCCAACCGGCGCATCCCGCACCTGCTGAGCGTGCCGGCGGCGGTACGATTCCTGTCGTGCGAGCCGCTACTTGGTCCGCTCGACCTTGAATACCCAGAAGCGTTTTTTCCTGATGGGGCGCCGATGTGCTGCTCAGGATACGAGTGTGGCTGTCGCGGCCAGCCCATAGAGCCTCCGATGATCCATGGAATTTCGTGGGTGATCTGCGGCGGCGAGAGCGGACACAGCGCCCGGCCGATGCATCCGGATTGGGCGGTGTCCCTCCGAGATCAGTGTGCCGCCGCCGGCGTGCCCTTCTTGTTCAAGCAATGGGGCTCCCACCTACCCGGCAACATGGATGGCGACAACGGCCGGGGTGGTCCTGCCTATACCGTGGATGAGGAGCATTGCTCGGTCGACTATGATGACCTCGGGCGTGGGCGCCTCGCGGAAGCGCACGGCGCTTCCTTCATCCGCTTCAGCCACAAGAACACTGGCCGCCTTCTAGACGGGAAGGTCCATGACGGCTTCCCGGAGGTGCGGTCGTGATCAACCGGCAGCCGAAATGGCCATGGCGCGACCACCTCACTGAGGAAGAGCGACAGATCATCGAGGCTGGCGATGCGGCCAAGGCCGAGTGGCTGCGCCTTAGCCTGCCTCGGCAGCGCATCATGAACAGAGCCCTGCAGCGGGCGAAGTTCGCCGCTCGGACCGGCGCCGCCATAGCATTCGTCTTCCTCGCCTCGCCTGCTCAAGCCGCCGACCTTACCGTCCCGCCCGGCATGATGCTCTGCCACACCGCCGCCGCTGCCGCCGATCCGAAGCACGAGGGATGCTGGCTCGCCAAAGGCGGCCAGCGGATCGACCACATCAACCCGGTCGTGACCTGGTCGCAGATCATCGTACGCTCGAGCGATGGATCGGAGACGGCCGCCGTCTATGCGCTGAAGGCCGACACCGACAAGCTGCAGGCGTTGCGCTGATGCCGGTCGAGCTCAGCCCCGAGGAGCGTGCGGTGATCGCGAAGCGGCACCATGACCGCATCGGCGTGCCGGTCGATCGGCAGCGCGCGCCGGCG